AGCTGCAACTCCTGCATCTGCATCTGGATGATCGGGTCTTTTGCTTGTTCTTGGGCCTTGGCCTGTTGAGCTTGCTGCATGTTCTTCTGGAGTAACTGTTGTGCAGCTTGTGCCAGCATCGGAGCCAAACGCGCCTCAACTTCGGGATCCATGTTGACTTCTTCACCCGACTCATCTAGCTGCGGCGGCAGCGCCATACCGAGTGTCTGCTCAATCTGCTTGCGATACTCAAAGCCCAAGTGCTCATTAATGTGCGCCATCATGGCTGACTGCATGGCTTGTGCCATGGGGTTCTGCTGCAAGAGCGCCATGATCTTCGGATCCTGCATCGCAGCCATGTGCACAACAATGTGGGCTTGGTGGTCTTGGGTAAGGAACGCTTTGACCGGCTTGCCTTTGAGCACGTTCTGGTTCTCCGACACTGGGTCAGTCGGTTTCTGGTCGTTGTCCATCGGCACGAGCTTGGCCGCATCCTTGATACCCAACACCTCCAGCATCTGACGGTGCAAGAGTGGCAGGTTGTACAACTGCGGTGCTCCTTGGGCCAACTGCAAGACAGCTTGGTACTGCACAATCTTCTGCGCCATTGTTGACGCATTCGGATCACTTACTGGTATGACATCCACGTCGTCATAATCAGACTTCTTCGCTTTACGTGAGCCTTCTGTAGGCTGATAGTCGTAATCTTCAGGGGTGTACTCAGCAATGATGTGCTTCAAGAGTCCCAACTCTTGCTTCATACTATAGTGAACCCGTGCCTGAATGGCACTCATATTCTTCAGAGTTCTCTCAAGAATAGCCAAGGTAGTACCTACAGGCGCTTGCGCACTCATATCACTGAGCGTTAAATCAGCCGTGTTGGCAAAACGCCTACCCTCTTCAACGATCTGCCCAAGCAACGCCATCAATGTCTGGCTCGGTTCTTTATAAGGCAGTGGTAGTAAGTTGTCTTTGAGCGTACCGCTTGCTACATCTGCATCACGCCACTCACCCGGAGCAATCGGTGTATCGTCTCCCTTAACACGCATACCGCGAGTCTTAAACCCCCCCGGCAGGTTACTTAGAGTACCAGCATCGACAAGCTGACGAATAAGAGAAGTGCCTGACTTAGCAAAAGCCCCAATGAGGTGGATGAGGCCAAAACAGTAGAAACCAAAGCCCGGAATGTACCCATAGTGCACAAAGTGTTGTCGTCTTGCATTACTCTTATCATCAGGTTCCCAGTTACGGCGAATAGCCAGCACTTTGCTGGTTCCTTTTTCAAGGGTAATAACATATGGCAGCGCAATGCCAGTCTCCTTGCCCTTCTTGTCCTTGTGCTCATAGCCTTTCAAGTCAAGGTCTACATTCATCTCCAAGAGTTTGAAGCGGTTGTCTGAGGTGGCCCTGAAGCCCATCTTCTCTGCAATCTTCTTCTCAACCTCATCAAGCACGTTATCAGGTGTGCCCAAGTCAATATCACGGTAGAAACCCGCTACTTGCAGCTTGCGCAACTCGTTCTCAGTTTTACGCATCACGTGTGTCACACGTGGCGAGGACTCTAAATTAGACGCACCGTAAGGCACCACCAAGTCTTCGGCGGGGACAAAGAACGACACTTGCCGATTTAAACCCGGATCAAAATACACCTTTTTGAACGCATTGCCAGACAAACCCATACCCCACAACATGCGCTCATGCTCAGGGCGGTACTCCTTCATCACGTCCGTCAACTGGTAGTTCATGTCGTCTGCCACACGAATCGCAGCTTCTTTCTTGGCGGGTGTCTCTTTGCCAATAATCTGGGTCTTAACTGGCCCAGCGGCTGGGAACGTAGCCATCATTGTCTCGGACTGGAACTTCACCAGAGCTTCTGACAACATCGGGTGGAATACCCCACACGCACCCTCCCACGGCTCCGTGCGTTCTTCAATCTTCATACCAAGAAGTTCTAGGCCGTCTACATAAGTCTGCATCCAGTCTTTGCGGCTGGCTACATCCTCGTCATAGTCGCTGATCAAGTCTTCAGCAATACTCTGCAAAACACCTTCGTCAATATACTCAGCCAAGTTGTCGTTGAACTCATCTTCGCCCCCTGCATCTGGCTCAATCTCGATCTCCATATCGCCCATGCCAATACGCACCGATTCTGGGTCTTCGATCTCAATCTCGATCTGCGGGGACACTTCGTTCATTGCGGCAAGGTCGTCCAAGCCTTGTGGTGCTGCATATAGTGATTTCTCAATAGCCATGATTCATCCTTAGTAATACGGCTCTTTCCTGCGAAACTGCCGTGGTTCATCTTCTTCATCAGACGCCAGTTGAATAAAGCCCCCGCGCCTATAACGCAGTAATGCCTGACTCATAGAGTCTACCAAGTCATCATGTTCGCCCGAGGGGAAACTGGCAACTTCTTCTATCAATTCTTCTGCCCAGTGTGTATTAGGCACCCAAACGTGCCCCGACGCAAACAGATCGGACACCGCATTTAATCGGGCTATCTTGTCATTTCCTCGGCTGGGGGTGAACTCTTGCACAGGTATTCCCATTGCCCGAAGCTCAAATATCAGGGGCGAACCCGCCGCTTTAGCCTCTACTATGAGGGAATCAACCTCCCACTCCTTGAATTCCTCGTGTGCCCGTTGTTTTAACTCGGGAAACTCCATGCGCTTCTTAAATGCATTCAGCAGAATAATGTTGGCACGGTTTACGCCCCGGTCATCGTCCTGATAGAACACGCCCCACGTTGTGCATGCGCTGTAGTCAGCCCGTTCTGTCTTCAAAAACGCCGTATCCCACGACTGAATAACAAACTCATAGGAGGGCGGGCGATCATGTGGCCAAACTTTCCACCATTCTCGCTTCACAATCGCACTTATGTCCGACGTGGGGGACTGCATGTACTGAGCCTGCCATTTGGCGTTAGGCAACTCTTCTTTTAGGGCTTGCAGTTCGCTGAGTGCCCAAAACTCAGGCCATAAGGGTTTACCCGAGGGTAAAATGGCTGGAAACTCGATAACTTCCCACTCTTCATTCGACCTTTGGGCTGCTGCCTTGATCACCTGTCCTGTCAAATCCCGCTTTGACCACCGTGTCATCACTACAACGATAGACCCACCCGGTTGCAGACGCTGACGAGGGCCAGATGTGTACCACTCATACGTTTTGTCGTAGATTTCTGGGTTAGTCTGGGCCATTGCGGCCTCTTGTTCCGAGTGCGGGTCATCTATTATTAGTATGTCTGCACCTTTACCGGTCACAGCACCGTTAACACCGATGGCAAAGTACTCCCCGCCGAAGTTTGTGTTCCACCGACCCGCTGCTTTTGAGTCAGACTGCAAATCTAGGGCCGGAAATATCCGCTTGTAGTTAGGCGAGTCCACCAAGTTACGCACTTTTCGCCCGAACCCCACTGCTAATTCGGCAGTGTGGCTGGTCTGGATGATTTTTTTACCCGGAAACTTGCCAAAAAACCATGCTGGTAGTAGATAAGAGGCAAATTCTGACTTGGTATGCCGTGGTGGCATGTTGATAATGAGCCTTTTACACTCCCCGTTGGCTACTCGCTCAAACGCTTTAGCCATTTTCTCGTGGTGCCGACCATGGATGAAGCTAGGCCACATCTCTCTGACAAACACCATGAAGTCATCAGTCGCTCGTGTACGCAACTTGCGGGTATTTAGCTCATCCAGAATCTCTGCAATGGCTTCTTGCTCGTCCGGGGGAAACTTTTTGAGCAGCATCTGCTGCTGTGCATACGGCAGAGTCTGGAGTTTCTCCAGTACCGACTCAATCTTCATCAGTCTCGTCCAACTCTTTGCCCGTCATGCCCAACTCTTCATCCAAGTCAATCGTCTGAACCGCAGGTGCACCGTTTAAGTACGTCTCGTCTTTGATCTGCAAGGGTTTGGACTCCACATCAATGATGTTGTCCATATAGGCTGATAACTTAGTAGCCAGTTCAGCTTGCAGTTCTTCAGTAGTCCTGTGAGTGATATTGATATCCACACGTTCGGCAAAAGCCCCCACGTCTGACATTTTGCCCAGCAGTTCCAGCGCCTTCAACTGGGTAGACTCCTTGTCCGAGCCTGTCAACATCATCAGACGCATCTTCACATAGTTCCGCACCTGTGCAGCGTTGCGTACAACTTCAACGTCATACTCATCAAGCATCCCCTTGAGCAGCACGGCTGCTGCTGTATTAAGTTCTTTGCTTGCGGTTGGAGCTTCAAAGAACTGTGCACGGGCTTCTTTTTTGTCGGCGGCTGTTACGGCGGGGGTTTGCATCCCATTGGCCGTCAGGAACTCCACCGTGTTAAACGCTGCTTGCGCTCTTGCATGCAGGTCTTTGGCCTCTTCTGCGGTAAGCGAAAAGGGCACGGGTATATCTAGTTCTGGTGTAACAAGAATCATGGGTAGCGGTTTGTGGCTCCAATTTGAGCGGAGTGTACACGCTTTTGTAAAAATAATATAGGGGGTGGGGGTATTTCGTGTGGAAAGATGATGGGGTGGGTTTCTATGGCGAGGTTCCGGGGGGGGTTGCGGAAGTGGGTATGGGGAGGGGGTATGTTGGAGGAAA